AGCAACTCCGGTCCTGTACGGGTTTCCAAGTTTGGCCCCCACCCCAGGAGGGTGGGCAGGAGAGCGCCCAGGAGGTGCCCCACATGACACGCGGACCAGTGCCGAAGCGATCCGATCAAAGGCGCCGCCGCAACAAGCCCGAGGTGGAAGCCGAAAAGGTGACCGCGTCTGGTCAGGTTCGCCGGCCTGCCGCTTCAAAGGGTTGGCATCCGATTGCCAAGGGCTGGTATGAGTCCCTGTCGAAGTCAGCTCAGTCCCGGTTTTATGAGGCGAGTGACTGGCATTCGGCGCGGTTGGTGGCTGACATCATGTCGCGGGTTTCCCAGGGCGGCACCGTTTCGTCGGCTGAGGTGGCGGCGATGTCCAAGCTGATGAGCGAACTGCTAGTCACGGAAGGCTCAAGGCGCCGTGTCCGTTTGGAGATTGAGCGGGCGGCTGAGTCGGGTAAGGCGCCGGCGGGGGTGACGGCAATTGACGAGTACCGGCGTCGCCTCGGCTCTTGAGCCGGTCACGGTTGGACCGTCGTGGGCTAAGTCGTCGGATGGTAAGTGGCTGCTGCCCAAGTTGACGTTGGGTTGGGACGTTATCGGGTGGGCTCACGAAAACCTTTTGCAGCCTGATGGTCCTGACGCTGGTGAGGTGTGGCGTTGGACTGACGAGCAGGCCCGCCTTTTGCTGTGGTGGTATGCGGTGGATGAGCAGGGCCGGTTTGTGTATCGGCGTGGCACGTTGCGCCGGTTGAAGGGTTGGGGGAAGGACCCGTTTGCGGCGGCGTTGGCCGCTGTTGAACTGTTGGGGCCGTGCCGGTTTGGTGGTTTCGTGGGTGGGCAGCCGGTGGCTGTTCCGCATCCTGCGCCGTGGATTCAGGTGGCCGCGGTGTCAAAGGATCAGACACGCAACACGATGTCCCTTTTCCCTGGACTGTTCGGGTCGAAGCAGCGCGCGAAGCGGCTTGGCGTGGACCTGGGCAAGGAAATCATTTACTCAGATGCGGGTGGCCGTATCGAGTCGGTTACCTCGAGTCCTCGAGCTCTTGAGGGTGGCCGACCCACGTTCGTGATTCTGAACGAAACCCAACACTGGCTTTCCAACAATGAGGGCCATTCCATGGCTGAGGCTGTGGCCCGTAACTTGGCAAAGATCAGGGACGGCGCGGCGCGGGCCCTGTCCATCACGAACGCACACGAACCGGGTGAGGACTCGGTGGCTGAACGTGAGTGGGACGCCTGGTTGAAAATTGACACGGGTAAGTCTCGCGCCACGGGTGTGCTTTATGACTCGCGTGAGGCGCCGGCGGACACGGAATTGAAAGACCCTGAGTCGCTTGCTCGAGGGATTGAGGCGGCGCGTGGGGATTCGGTGTGGTTGGACGTTGAGCGCCTTGTGGCTGAGGTGTATGACCCTCGCACTCCCCCGTCTATGGCACGCCGGTTCTACTTGAACCAAGTGGTGGCGGCTGAGGATGCGTGGTTGGCGCCGCATGAGTGGAACGCTTTGGCGCGACCTGACCTGTTCGTCAGTGATGGCGACGAAGTCGCCCTGTTCTTTGACGGTGGCAAGTCTGATGATGCGACGGCCATTGTGGGTTGCCGTGTGTCGGATGGTCACGTTTTCACCGTCGGTGTGTGGGAAAAGCCCGACGGTCCAGCTGGTGACGGCTGGGAAGTAGACAGGGACGACGTAGACCGGGTGATGTCGCAGGCTGTGGCCCGTTTCGCGGTGCGTGCGCTTTACTGTGACGTTGCCTTGTGGGAGTCATACGTTGACATGTGGCGGGACCGTTGGGCTGACCAGTTGAGTGTGTGGGCGACCACGGGCAGCGGGAAGCGTGGGCACGCCACCGCATGGGACATGCGTTCGCGTAATTCGGAGTTCACGGCGGCGGCTGAGAGGTTTGCGGCTGATGTGGCGGCGGGTGACTTGACGCACGATGGTGACCCGGTGTTGACGCGTCACGCGTTGAACGCTCGACGGGCACCCAATAGGTTTGGTGTTTCGTTGCGGAAAGAACACCGCGAGTCGACACGAAAAATTGACCTTGTGGTGTGTGCAGTGGGTGCACGCATGGCCCGCAGGGACGTTCTCAGCGTGGCAGCGAACACGCAAACGAAGCGCCGGTCTGGCGCCGTATTCGGTTTCTAGGATAGGAGCGGCGGTCATGCTTTCACCGTCTGATGCCGTCGCCCTGACGGCTGACCTCTACAAGGTGCATGAGGCTGAGGAAGACCACCTTGACTTTGTTGAGGACTATGTTGAGGGGAAGCACTCAAGCATTTACGTGCCGAAGACGGCCCGCCGTGAGTTCCAATGGATTGTGCGTCGTGCCCGCGTCAACGTGCTGCCCCTGGTTGTGGATACGCTGGCCCAGTCGTTGTACGTGGTCGGGTACAGGCCGGCACGCAGCTCTGAGAACGCGGCCCCGTGGGACATTTGGCAGGCCAACCGGATGGATGCCCGCCAGTCGGGTGTGCACCGCGCCGCTTTGACGTATGGGGTTTCGTTCGTGATCGGCCTGCCTGGTGATCCTGCGCCGGTGTTGCGTGCCAGGTCTCCGAAAGACTTGACTGCCGTGTATTCGGACGTCGTCGACGACGAATGGCCCCAGTACGCCCTTGAAAAGACCCCCCAGCGTGGGCATTGGCGCATCTACGACGCCACTCACGTGTATGACCTGATGAAGGACAAGGACAAGGGCACGTTCACGTTCGTTTCGGCGGCTGAACACGGCTTTGGGCACTGTCCTGTCGTGCGGTTTTTGAACCGGTACGACCTTGACGGGCATGTCATAGGCGAAGTTGAACCGTTGATCCCTTTGCAGGACCAAATCAACTTTACGACGTTTGGTCTGCTCATGGCGCAGCAGTATTCGGCGTTCCGGCAGCGTTGGGTCACGGGAATGGCCATTCCTGAAGACGACAAGGGCCAACCCATTGAGCCGTTGAACGTAGCCGTGAACCGGCTACTGGTTGCTGAGGACCCTGACACAAAGTTTGGCGAGTTCGGGCAGACTGACCTCAAGGGCTACATTGAATCGCGAGAGTCGACGTTGCGTCACCTCGCGACTATCAGCCAAGTGCCGCCGCACAACCTGCTAGGACAAATGGCGAACCTGTCTGCTGAGGCGTTGGCCGCTGCCGAGGCTGGCCAGTCCCGCAAAATTTCCGAGCGCAAGGCGTCGTTTGGTGAGTCGTGGGAGCAGGTGCTACGCATGGGTGCCGCCTTCATAGGTGACGCTGAGGCCGCCGCCGACAATTCGGCGCAGGTGGTGTGGCGTGACACTGAGGCCCGTTCCCTTTCCTCAACTGTGGACGCTCTAGGCAAGCTCGCGCAAATGCTGGGGGTTCCTCCGCAAGAGCTGTGGGACCAGATTCCTGGCGTTTCGGCGCAGGATGTTGAGCGTTGGCGCGCGTCAGCCGCCGAAAACGATTCGCTGGGGCAGTTCGCGGCAATGCTAGACCGTCAGACTCAGGCGCTCATGCCCGCTGACGCCCCTGTGACACCCGCAGGCTGACGGTGGCTATCACGCCGGCGGGTAGTCAGTTGACGCAAGCCCACGCCCGCACACAGGCTCAGATTCGTGCCGCGGTGTTGCAGCAGTTGACGCGAGTGTGGCCGACGTTGGATGTGACCCGCTTGGACGCGACCTCACCCGGTTTCATCAGCGCCGCAACTGGTGTGATTCTTGGTGGTCGTGCCCTGTCCGCTCGAGCAGCTGCCCTTTACCTTGAACGATTCCGCGTCGCTGAGGGTGTAACAGGTCGCGCTCCGGTGGTCATTGACCGGCCCACGGCTGACGACCGGGACGCCATTCGCACTTCCCTGCTAGTGACCGGGCCCGTATCCATCAAAAAGGCCGCAAGTCAGGGCCGATTCGGGTCAGCGGTGATAGGAACCGCTTTCAGCCTCGTGGCGGCGTCGGCTTCGCGGCATGTCGCTGAGGGCGGCTGGAACACCACACGGGCCACGGTGGCGAATGACCCGCAAGCGTTGGGGTGGGCGCGTGCCGCGTCAGCCAATGCGTGTGCGTTTTGTGCCATGCTCGCATCACGTGGACCTGTCTACAGTGAAGACTCCGCAGACTTTGACGCCCACGACGGGTGCGGGTGCGGCATTGAACCCGTGTACGCGGGTGGCGCGTACTCGTGGCCGGAAAACTCTTTGGATTTTCGTGCCGCGTGGGACGCCGCCCGCGACCCTGACGGGTGGCTAGGGGAATACAACGCCTCGATTGAAGGCAAGGAAGCCCCAGGCCCGAAATCCACTAAGACCGGTGCCGCTCGACGCACAAGCGAACTCGTCAACGGCCCATTCCGCGCATACCTGAACGCCAACAGGTAACGCGCCCACAAGCTCCCACCCCAGGCGGGTGGTGATGTCCCGCCCCAGGAGGGCAACGTGTCAGAAACCAGCACAGAAACCAAGTCTGAGCAGGCTGAGGGCCAGGAGCCCGCTGCACCAGACACCGATGGCCTGCCCGACTGGGCCGTCAAGGAACTGGAAAAGGCCCGCAAGGAAGCCGCGAACTACCGCACCAAACTTCGCGAGGTTGAGCCGCTTGCGGCCAAAGCCCGCGAGCTTGAGGAATCCCAAAAGACCGAGACACAGCGACTCATTGAGCGTGCCGAGGCCGCTGAGGCTGAACGCAAGCGCCTTGAGTCGCACGTGACCCGGTTGAAGGTAGCCGCAAAGGCCGGCATACCTGAGGACCTTGCGGACCTGCTGGGCGACGGGGACGAGGAAACCCTCGAGACCCGAGCAAAGGCACTCACTGAGTGGCGGGGCAACGCTGCCCCACCCGTGACCGGGAAGCCCGTTGAGGCAACCCGTTCCACCGTCCTAGCCGCGGACGACAACGCGGCTGACCCAAACAACTGGCTTCGTAAGCGTCTGACTGATCGAGGCCAGTAACCACAAGCAGCACCGGCACGCAAGGCATGGGCCGGTCTTCGCTGCCTGACCGATAGGAGAACCATGCCTACGTACGACACAAGCATTGCGCGGGACGCTTCCAACGACCCGCTCGTGCCCACGCCGGTTTCGGCGCAGATCATTCAGGAGGCCGCGGCCTCGTCTTTCGTCATGTCAAATGCTCGCCGCGTCACGATGTCGAGCAAGACTGACCGTCTTCCTGTCCTGTCGGTGCTCCCCCAGGCTTACTGGGTGACCGGCGACACCGGCATGAAGCAGACCAGCACGCAGGACTGGAACAACGTGACGCTCACGGCTGAGGAAGCCGCCGTCATCGTTCCGGTTCCCGAGGCGTACGTGTCCGACGCTCAGGTGCCGATTTGGGACGAGGTTCGCCCTCGCCTTGCTGAGGCAATTGCGAAGCTTGTGGACGATGCGTGCCTGTTCGGCACCAACGCTCCGGCTTCCTTCGGCGGCAACGTCTACTCCCACGCCATCGCCGCTGGCAACGCCATCGTTGCGGGCGCAGGCTCCACGAAGCTGTGGCAGAACGTCGCCAAGCTTGGCGAGTACGTCCACAAGGACGGCTTTGCGCTCAACGGTTTCGCGGGTGCCCCCGGTTTCGGCTGGGAGCTCGTCGGTGAGGCTGACGGCGAGGGCCGCCCGATCTACGAGTCAGCGCAGTCCCGCCTCTACGGGCAGCCCTACTCTGAGGTGATGACCGGTGGCTTTGACACCACCGAGGCCAAGCTCATCGGCGGCGACTGGTCAAAGGCCATCATCGGAATGCGCCAGGACATCAGCTTCAAGATTTTTGACCAGGGCGTCATTTCTGACGGCTCGGGCAACGTGGTCCTGAACCTGATGCAGCAGGACTCCGTGGCTATCCGCTGTGTTGTTCGCCTCGGCTTCGCTATCGCGAACCCCGAGACTGCCGTGAACACGACCGACTCGGGCCGTAGCCCGTTCGCGGTGCTCCAGGCAACCACTGCCGCTTCCTGATCGTGAGGTGGGTGGCGTCGTGATCCGGCGGCGCCACCCACCCCTCACACCACCCGCGCACCCCGAAGGGCCGTCATGCGTGTCCTAGCCATGTTCCACGCCTACCCACCCACCCACAACGCTGGGGCGGAATGGGATGCCCACACCCTGCTCAAGGCCACAATCAATGCAGGGCATGACGTGGACGTGCTGCTATCCCAGCCGCTCGAGGGCGTGAAACATGACTACACCCTTGACGGCGTACAGGTTCACGTACACAGGGACAAGCGCGACCCATTCCGGTTCCTGCCTGATGCTGACGTGATCGTCACCCACTTGGAAAACACGCCACGGGCGACGATCCTGGGCCACCAGTCACGCATCCCCGTCGTTCAACGGCTGCACAATACGTTCAAACCCACACGCCGGTGGATGGAATCCCCAGGCGTGGCCCTCACCGTCGCGAACTCGCAATGGATGGCCGACACTATGCGGCTGCCCAATGTTCCCATGGTTGTGGTGCGTCCATGCGTAGACCCTGACGACTACGCCACCACCCCAGGTGACCGCGTCACCCTCATCAACCTGTACGAGTCCAAAGGCGGAACCCACTTTTGGCGGCTGGCCGAAGCACTCCCCCAGGTCAAGTTTCTGGCCGTGAAAGGCGGGTACGGGCCACAGGAAATTCCTGACGTGGTTCCCGACAACGTTGAGGTCATTGAGAACACGCCGCGCATGCGGGACGACGTGTACGCGCGAACCAAGCTCCTACTGATGCCGAGCGATTACGAGTCATGGGGCCGTGTAGGTGTTGAGGCCATGGCCTCTGGCATTCCGGTGATTGCAAACCCCACTGAAGGGCTCAGCGAATCCCTCGGGGACGCCGGCACGTTCATTGACCGGGACGACATTCCCGCCTGGGCCGACGCCATCACCCGCCTACTCAAGCCACGGGCCTGGGGCGCGGCAAGCAAAAAGGCTAAGGCCAGGTCAGCGGAACTAGACCCCACTCGCGACCTCAACACGTGGGTGCAAGCCCTCGAAAACCTGACCCGAGTTTCCCGACGCTAGGAGGCGCCCATGTCGGCCCTTGCCACGGCTGCTGACGTTTCCACGATGTTGGGGCGTGCACTCACCGCTGACGAGCAGGCCCGCGTATCTTCGCTGCTTGAATTGGCATCAGCGGCGTGCCGAGCCGAAGCACGCCAAGAGTTCACTAGCCAGACCTACACCACAATTACCCGCCCGGTCGGCGGTCTCATCCGTTTGGGTCAGCGGCCCGTTTCGTCAATCACCAGCGTGAAGCTCATCAATGATGACGGCACCGTGGGGACCGGCGTGGCCGGATGGACCTTTGACGGTGTCGACACCGTCAACGTTGGAGACATTACCGGCCTGGTGATCAACGGTCCCGAAGACTGGGAACCGGACAGTGTTGAAATCACCTACGTAGCCGGATGGGCCACCATTCCCGACGATGTGAAGATCGTGTGTGCCGACATGGTCCGGTTGGCGCTGCTTGGCCCTCAGGGCCCGATGGTGTCCGAAACTATCGGGTCCTATTCCTACCGCCTCGCAGACAACGCCGTAGGCGGGGCCGTCGCCATGACCGACGGGCACCGGCACATTCTGCGCCGCTACCGCTCCGCAGGCGTCAGGACCGTGGGCATCCGATGATTCCCCCGCACCTGCTCTCACAAACCGTGACATGGCAGCAGGCCGGAACGGCGACTGACGCTAGAGGCGACACGGTCCTGTCATGGACCTCCCCCACCACAGCCACCGTCGCCGCGTGGATTGAACGTCAGGGCGGCACTGAATCGGACGACGAAACCCGCAATGTTCGTGTCACCACGGCCACCCTCATCACCAACGAAACCGGGATTGGTGCCCGTGATCGTGTCGTGTGGGAAGGGCAGACATGGACCGTGGAAGGGAAACCGCGAATCGTGCCGACACCGCTTGGAAACCACCATCTTGAGGTCACCATCCAGCTGGTGGAGGGCTGACCCGTGAAGGTCGAACGACTCAAGATCAACGCAAGCGCCATCACCGGGTTCCTCAAGTCAGGTGAGGTCATGGCCATCGTTGGACAAAAGGCAGGCGAAGCCGCGGGTATCGCCGCCGGAATTTACACGGACTCCAAAGGGCTGACCACGTATGACGTGTTGGGCCCCGAAGTCAACTCAACCTCGAGGCGTGCCCGAGCCGCCGTCATCGTCCGTTCCCCCGCATACAAGCAACGCGTTGAAGGCCGCAAAGCCGCCGCGTCCGCAGTGGAAGCGGTCACTGACTCATTTGTGCGACGTAGCGTCTAGGAGGAACGATGCCTGACACCGCCGTGGGCATTACGCCCCTCACTTGGCCAGACGTGGTCACCATCACCGTTCCGTACCTTCGCAGCACTCTCGGGGACCTTGATCCCGATACCTACCCCAACGCCGCTGAGGCCACCGTAGCCAATCGAGTGCCCGACGACCGGCCCGTGCCGTGTGTCCGTGTTCAGCGCGAAGGCGGCGAGGCAGGACAGACGCACGACACTGCTCGCCTGGTCGTTGAGTGCTGGCACGACCGGGACGACCGGGCCGCTGACCTGGCAAACATCACACGTGACCTGCTCAGGGTCATGCCAGGTCAAAGGGGTGGCTGGACTGTCACCCGCGTTGTTGAGGAATCAGGGCCGGCGGCCATTGCCGATCCCGAATCAGACTTGCCCCGATACGTGTTCATCGTCGGGGTGACGGTTCGCGCCAAGCCGCGAACCTGAACCACCCACCCGCGCAAACCCTTTGAGCCGCCCTGCGGCATGACGAATGGAGTAACACATGGCACGCGACGTAGACGCGGTTTACGTTGGCGCCGATGGTCGCGGCTATGTCGCGCCGCGCGGGACCACCGCCCCGACCACGGCAGCAGGAACGCTCAATGCGGCGTTCAAGGAACTCGGTTGGATTCACGAGGACGGCCTGACTGAGGCCGCCAATTCAGATTCAGCTGAAATCAAGGCGTGGGACGGCACGACCGTCCGCAAGGTTATGACGGGCTCGGAGTTCACTTTTCAGGTCAAGTTCCTTGAGACCAATGAGCAGACTTTGGAGCTCTACTACAGCGGCTCGGCAGTCGCTGCCAATTCGAGTGAGTCGAAGATTGACGTGAAGTCACCCACCGGTGACCGCCGCGCCTTCGTCTTTGACGTGCTTGACGGCACGCACGTGGTCCGCATCTACATCCCCGACGGCGAAGTCACTGAGCGTGGCGACATCGTGTACGCAAATGGGGAGGCCATCGGCTACGAGGTCACCATTACCGCATACCCCGACACCGACGGGACTTCGTTCACGAAGTTCTTTGACGAGGACTTCACCGCGTCCTGATCTAGACGGCTGGGGCGCCCGCCGCGCGGGTCGGGCGCCCCAGCTCCACACCCACCCGCGCACCTAGAGGGAGACACATGACCCGCGCAAATGAAACCGACGTGTTTGACCTTTCTGCGTTGCGCCGTGAGGCAAAAGCCGACACGGAACCGTTCGTGTTGATCTATGACGGGGACCGGTATGAGCTTCCCCCGCCTGCCGAGATTGACGTGGAGTCCCTTGCCGCGTGGGCCGCTGCCCAGTCTGGTGACGGCCTTGACTGGGGAGCCGTAGCCCTCGGGCTGCAGGCCCTTCTCGGTGAACGGTACGAGGAGTTCCGCAAGTATCGGGTGACCGCCGCTGAGGCCGGCGCCATCTTCGGCGCCTGGGCAGCGCACTACGGATTGACAGCGGGGGAATCCTCGGCCTCGTCCTCCTCCTAACAGAACGGACACGTGAGGTCGAGGCCGACCTACAGCACTACTACGGCATGGACCTAGGCGACGTGTTCAGAGGTGAACTGACATTCAGGCGACTACTTTCGCTGGTGCGAAACTTGCCCGAGGACGCGGCGGTTTACCGGTCTGAACGTGGCCCGTGGGGCCTAGTTGAACAGTTGCTTGCCGCGCTTGTCGATGAGACACGGGTGGGCAACTGGCAGCGTGCCCAAATCCACACCAAGGAACGGTTGAAGCCGCCGAAGCCGATTCAACGGCCCGGTGTGGAAGCGAAGCAGAAACCCAAAATGACTGACGTGTTGGCGGCGAAGCTGCTGGCTCGAGGCCCTGACAGGACGGAGGTGCCAGCCGATGGCGGTTGAGGTCGGCACCGGGTATGTGTCTATTACCCCTTCAGCGAAGGGGTTTGGCGCATCCCTGTCCAAGCAGATTGACGGGGAAGTCTCGTCAGCGGGAACGCTTGCCGGCGGAAAGGCAGGTAAGGGCTTCCTAGGGGGAATGGGCGGTGCGCTCAAGGCAGGCGTTGCCGCGGTGGGTGTCGGCGCAGTCATTGGCCTAGCCACCAATGCGGCAAAGGCCGCTCAGGAATCCGCACGCGTTGCAGCTATCACCGATGCCACCATCAAGGCGACTGGCGGTGCAGCCAAGGTCACTGCCGCTGAAGTTGGTGAACTCGCGTCAGCCCTGTCAATGAAGACCGGCATTGACGATGAGCAAATCCAAACCGGCCAAAACATGCTGCTCACGTTCAAGAACATTGCCAACGCCGCTGGCGAGGGCAATGACGTGTTCAACCAAGCGTCTGAAGCAGCCCTGAACTTGTCAGCGGCAGGCTTTGGTTCCGTTGAGTCAGCAAGCGTCATGCTTGGCAAGGCCCTCAACGACCCCTTGAAGGGCATCACCGCACTGCAACGTGTCGGCGTGACCTTCACGGAATCGCAGAAAGAGCAAGTGGCCGCCGCCATGGCCAACAATGACATTCTTGCGGCACAAAAGATCATCCTTGCCGAGGTGGAAGGCCAAGTGGGTGGCGTCGCTGAGGCTGCTGCAGACCCCATGGCGAAGCTCGAAATCATGTTCGGCAACCTCATGGAAACGATTGGTGGGGCACTGCTCCCCGCTATCAACGCCATCGTTGACGCGCTGGGGCCGGTGTTTGAAGCCATTGGGCCACCCGTTGCCGAGGTCGCTGGCATCCTTGGTGGAGTCCTAGCCGACGCAGTCAAAGCCCTCTCCCCCATCTTCGCGCCGTTGGCCAACCATGTCGGCAAACTCGCCTCAATGCTTGGTGGCGCATTGGGCCGCGTCGTGGCGGCACTGGCACCACTCATTGTCGCCCTACTTGACGCCCTCATGCCCATCCTCGAGGTTGTCCTCACCCTCATTGAGCCGGTGTTGGAACTTGCAGCCGTGCTAGTTGAGGCGCTGCTACCCGTACTCATGCCACTCATTGACCTCATTGCGTTCCTTGCGGGCCTGCTCGCCGACGGCCTTGCGTGGGTCATTGACAACGTCGTGTCCCCAGCCCTGACGTGGCTGGCAGACCTCATTTCGTCAAACGTCGGCCCAGCAATGGAAAGCCTCAAAGAGTTTTTCCAGCCCGTTGTGGACTGGTTCAACACTGAGGCCATGCCCGTGCTCACCGCCGCATGGCAGCTCATGCAGGAACACATCGGTGTAGTCGTTGACTGGTTCACCACCTATGTGGCGCCAGTTATTGAAGCGGCAGTGGGCTTCGTAATTGGCTACTACCAAACCCTGTGGGGTGTCGTTCAAACTGTGTGGGGTGGAATCACCTCATTCATCAGCGGACAGGTCGACACCGTCCGCGCGATCCTCTCCGGCATCGGCGGGGTCGTTACTAGCGTCATCGGGTTCTTCCAGAACCTTTACCAAGGTGTAGTTGATCGTTTCAACTTGCTTGTGTCCTTCGTGCAAGGGATACCAGGCAAAATCACCGGGTTCCTATCTGGCCTTTCCAGTTCGCTTTACAACATCGGCGTGAACATGATTCAGGGCCTAATCAACGGCGCAGGATCACTGCTAAGGAACATCGGCACGTTCTTCCTCAACATGCTGCCAGGGTGGATCGTTGGGCCGTTCAAGGCCGCATTGGGAATTTCGTCCCCGTCGCGCCTTTTCGCCGGATTCGGTGCGGACATTGGTGACGGTCTCATTGACGGCATTGACTCGCGCAAGCGACACGTTGAGGTGGCTATGGGCCAACTCACTGCTGCTACGGCGGGTATCACGTCAGGAAACCCGATGGGAAGGTTCGGCACCGGCACGTTCGGCGCCACCGCTGCAGCTGCTCGACCTGGCGCCGGCATGGTGATTGAAAACCTCAACGTGTCTTCAGCACCGGGCGAGCGTGCCGAGGAATCCCTGCCCCGCGCGTTGCGACGCCTTGCCTTCGTTTCAGGGATGTGACCATGAGTGACACGTATTCGATAGGCGCCACCGCCATCACTTCGGTGCTCACATACTTGACCGAGGTTCAAGGTGGCGTGGCTGTGCCGCCACCCACACAAGAGGACTACCTGATACCAGGCAAAGCAGGCGTCACCGCCGCCCCTAAGCAGGTCGGGCCCCGCACCATCACATTTCAGGGTGTCCTAGTTGGCGAAGGCTCCACCCCCAGTGCTCGCCGTGACTCAGTCCTAGCAAAGCTCAAAACCCTAGGCGATTTGGTTTACAACAACGGGGCCACGTTTACGTTGACCCGCACCATTGGGGCCACATCAGCCACGGCTACTGCCCGCTACCTAGGCGGCCTAGAAACCGTAGGTTGGGAGGCCCCCGACGTGGCCCGCGTCAGCTTCGACATACGACTCATGGACGGGTTCTTCACACAGGCAGGGAATCCCGTCCTGTGAGCGGCCTAACCTTCACCGTGTACGACCCCACCAACACGACATCTACCGGCACCCTGGCATCAGTGATTGACGGCGAATTCGTGGACGAGTTCAACCAGCCCGGTTATGGGTCAGTCACCGTTCCTGTTGGTTCAGCGGACGCGGCCCTGCTCGTCAAAGACGCGGTTGTGCGGGTTGACTACGAAAGCGGTACGCGCTTTGCATTCTTCATTGAAACCGTCGAGCGTGATCTAGCAAACCCCAATGGGCAACAAACCGTCACTGCCAGCGGCTCCGGTCTGCTTGGCTGGTTGCGGGACGCGGTGGTTTATCCGCAGGGTGGACTAGCCGACTTCAACACCCCTGACCGCCCATTCAACTACGCATCAGGCCCAGGTGACTGGCGCACCTCAGGCAACTACCAAAACGCGTTGGGTGTGGCGTGGCGCAACGACACCACCGCCCGCAAGGGATTCCCTGTCCGGTGGAAAGACCCCGTAGCCCAGTGGATTTGGCGCACCGATCCTGAAACCGCTGTGCAAACCGGCACCGTCAACTGGTTCTACCGAGACATCACCTTGAGTGAGTCAAAGCGAATCAGGTTCTACGCGTCTGCAGACAACTCAATGACCGTGTGGGTGGACGGCAACCGCGTCATGTCGCCCTCTGACTTCTCCAAAGAGTCCCCGTCATTCACGCAAATGGCCCGCGTCACGATGCGACTTGGCGAAGGTACACACACGATTGCGGCACGTGTCCGCAACGGCACACCCTGGACGCGGCAAGACCTCGAGGTGGACCAGTCCACAGACAAAGTCAAGGCACCCAACCATGGACTTTCCAACGGCACACAGGTCACCGTCACAGATAAGGACGGCGCCGCGGGTCTGACCAAAGGCAACAACTACTTTGTGCGCTCCCGCTCAAACGACGACTTCAAACTAGCAACCAGCAACAGTGACGCCACCATCGTGGAAGTGACGACCAAGGGAACCATTGACCTTCGCCTAGTCAAGGACACCACCGCCGGATTCATCTTCACCGGCATCGAACTCAACGATAATGGCAAGGAAACCAGCGTGGTGGTTCGGTCGGGGACCGCCTGGTCCGTGTCATCTACGGAACCTTATTGGCGGCCCGCCGCCATCGTCCGCACCCTAGTGGAGGAAGCAGCAGCCCGAGGCGTCTACCGGCTCAACGGCATCACCTTTGGCTTTGACGCTTCGGCGCCCACCAGCGGCTCATGGACGACTGAAGTGGACTTGACGTTGAAGGCGGGTTCGGACCTACTGACAGTTCTTGAGGACATGGTTGACCTTGGTGTGGACTTTTGGTTGAACCCCACAACCCTTGAACTTGAGGCGTGGGAGTCTCGCGGCACCGACAAGTCAGCAACCGTCACACTCAACACTGCCGTGAACTTGGCAGCATTCAGCAGCAAAATTGAGCAGCCCGTGAAAACGGTGGCGCTCGTGCGTACGTCAAATGGCTGGCTTCGTGCAGCGGATAACACCCTTCGTACGGCAAACGGGTGGCGGGAAACGTACTTGGAGTTCGGCAACACGGCATCCGATGACGCGGCCCGCCGACAAGCCCAAAGGCATTTGCGGCGTACAGGGAAAAACCAGATTGTGGCCGCCGGTGTCGACGTTGTCCCCGTGTCGGGCGCCAAACCGTACGTCAACTTTGACGTGGGTGACGTGGTGGCAATCCCCAACCCCGCTGGTTCTGGCTCCGCTGGCACAGCCCGTGTCCTTTCCATCGCCATGAGAGCCCAGGACGGTGGCGTTTCCGTACAGCCTGAACTTGAGGTGATTACCTAATGCCCGACGGCGAACTGAGGCGCCCACCGCAATTGTGGGAACAGAAACTTGCCAGAACCACGTCAGTGCTTGGCATGGGAGTAGGCGGCGACGCCACAGCCGTCGTTGACGCGACCCCCACCCCTGGCAGTGACGAGGGGACTGAGCCTGCACCGACCACTCCGGCACCTGAGGACTTCATTGCCCCCTCAACGCCGACCCTGTCGGGGACCGTTCAGGGCATCAGGGTTTCGTGGGACGGCAACAACGCAAACGGCGACCCCTACCCTGCGGGCGCCTACGTCGAGGTTCACATTTCCACGACAGGGGCCACGTTTACGCCTGACGCGACGACCCTGGCAGGCCGACTACTGGGAAGTGCCGGATTCTTCACCATTGGGGCGTTGACGGCAGGAACGACCTATTACGTGCGACTAGTCGGCGTTGACGAAGCGGGTAACACCACGGACCCGTCAACCGCCGCGTCAAGCCAAACAGGTTTGACAACGTCAAGCGACTATGGAACCGCTACTATTGGCAGCGGCGCAGTGTCTTTTGACGCTCGAGCTATTGGCGGCATCACCACCACGGTGGGCACAACGGCCCCAAGCTCCCCGGTCACTGGTGACATTTGGTTGGACTCAACGGGCGGCGCGATCACACACAAGCGGTGGTCCGGTTCGGCATGGGTCACTCAGGCGTTTGACTCTGAGTCGATTTCGGCTGGTGCGATCACTGCCACACAAATCGCGGCGGGCGCTATCACTGCTGGCGCTATCGCGGCGGGCGCAATTACTACAGCCAAATTGGACGCCGGCGCCATCACAGCGGACAAGATCGCTGCCGCAACAATCACGGGTGACAAGATCGCCGCGAACACCATTGACGCCAGCAAGATTTCAGCAGCGTTCATCACCGCTACCGATGTCGGCTCAGGCGGGTCAACAACCATTGACGGCGGCAGAATCACCACAGGAACCGTAGCCGCAGCCCGAATAGACGTTGACAACCTAACTGTCAAAAAGTTGACCAGCGGTTCGTTTTCTGAGCGTCGAGTGCAGATTGGTGCTGTTGGCGAGACTGACGCCGTGTCCTTCAAGGGCGCTTCAACGAGCAATGGTTGGTACATCGCTCACAATTCGGGCAACAGCAATCTTTCGCTGACTAGCGACTATGGCACTGTCAGGTTTGAGGTCTATGAAGGCTTTTATGTCAACGGAGCCACCGAGTTGTTTGGTGCCTTGGCAAGCCCGTCAACTTCCATTCCTAACGTCAGGATCAACACGTCAACGGGAGAAATAAGGCACACAACTCACGCCAATTCAGCGCAACGATTCAAGCATGAGGTCATTCCTTTGGATGACTCTGCATTCGGCGGGAACATTTCTCCCGACGTGCTCGGGAATCCTGACCAGCAAGCCGTAGACCCCTTTGATGTCCTCGCCATTACGCCAATTCAGTACCGCCGCAACGAAGCCCCTGACGTTGTCGTCACCGGATTCCTGGCCGAAGACGTTGAACAAAAGTTCCCAACAGCGGCCACCTATGACGACGACGGCGTACTCGAAACCGTGGACGAGCGGGCCGTCGTTGCCGCCCTATTGGCGGTCGTAAAGCAGCAACAGCAGCAAATCACTGACCTAACCGCCCGCATTGAAGCGTTGGAGGCATGATGCAGGACCCTGGCAGATACGACATGACCGTGTATCAGGGCGCCACCTTCAACCGCGTCTTCACATGGCAGGTCGGCACACCCGCCGCAAACGTCAACCTCACCGGCTACACAGCCCGAATGCAACTGCGCTCAAACCCTGCCGCCACCACGTCAGTCCTAGAGCTGACCACAACAAACGGGCGCATCAGCCTTGGCGGTTCGGCAGGCACCGTCACCCTCGCGCTCACACCAACCGAAACGGCGGCCCTTCCCGCCGACCAGTACGCCTATGACCTCGAGCTGATCGCCGGCAACGGCGAAGTCACGCGCCTGCTTGAAGGTTTCGTCACCGTTGACGCGGAGGTCACCCGATGACAACACAGGTCGTGGTCACGTCACCCACCACTGCCACCATCGTCGCGGCAACCGCTGGACCTCAAGGTGTCCAGGGCGCCACCGGACCAACCGGACCCACCGGGCCACAGGGCGTCACAGGCCCCCAGGGCGCTCAGGGCATCCAGGGAAACCTAGGACCCACCGGGCCTACGGGCCCCCAAGGCATTCAAGGTGTCACAGGTGATACGGGACCCACAGGGCCGACAGGTGCCACAGGTGACACGGGGCCCCAGGGCGTGCAAGGCATTCAAGGCATTACTGGCGACACCGGACCCACCGGACCTCAAGGTGTTGTCGGGCCAACAGGCCCGACTGGCCCTCAGGGCATTCAGGGCATTCAGGGCGTTACCGGTGACACGGGACCTGTTGGGCCGACGGGGCCGACCGGACCTCAGGGCAACGTTGGTGACACAGGGCCAACAGGACCGACTGGTGCTCAGGGCACCGGCGTCACAATCCTCGGCACCTACGCCACCCTCGGGGACCTTCAGTCAGCTCACCCAACCGGCAATGCCGGTGACGCGTACATCGTCGGCGGTGACCTGTACGTGTGGGACACCGTCAATTCCGAGTGGGACAACGTCGGGCAAATTGTCGGCCCTACCGGCCCTCAGGGCGATACAGGCGCGACAGGCCCCACCGGACCCACTGGCTCAACTGGATTGACGGGTGATACCGGACCCACCGGCGCAACTGGTAATACCGGCCCGACCGGTCCCACCGGCTCAACGGGCGCTACGGGTGACACTGGCCCGACAGGTGCCACGGGCGATACCGGCCCAACTGGCCCGCAAGGCGCCGTGGGTGACACTGGCCCGACAGGTCCCACGGGAGCCACAGGCTTGACTGGCGACACCGGACCCACGGGACCTCAGGGCGACACAGGCGCAACCGGCGACACCGGGCCGACGGGCGCTCAGGGACCCCAGGGCGCTCAGGGCATTCAGGGGCCCACCGGACCCACCGGGCCACAGGGCGAAACGGGCCCGACGGGTCCGACGGGTGCGGCCTCGACTGTCACCGGTCCTACGGGACCGCAGGGTGAGGTTGGCCCTACGGGACCAACCGGCCCAACTGGCGCGACCGGCGCCACGGGCGACACCGGCCCAACCGGACCTCAGGGTGATGTCGGCCCGACTGGCCCCACCGGACCTACGGGAGCCACGGGCGATACCGGCCCAACGGGCGACACCGGGCCAACGGGTGCCACGGGCGACACTGGCCCTACCGGACTTCAGGGCGCAGTGGGACCTACCGGACCCACCGGCCCCACTGGGGCGACGGGCTCCACTGGCGATACGGGCCCGACGGGCGCCACCGGCCTGACGGGTGACACGGGACCAACAGGTCCGCAAGGTGTCACTGGCCCGACAGGTCCAACCGGTGCGACAGGTGAACAGGGCATCCAAGGCGTTGCCGGTGACACGGGACCGACCGGCCCCACAGGCGCCACCGGCGCGACCGGTGACACCGGCCCGACTGGTCCCACAGGTGCCACGGGTTTGACCGGTGACACGGGACCAACAGGTTTGACCGGTGACACGGGACCTACCGGGCCCACCGGACCCCAGGGCATCACAGGCCCGACCGGCCCGACGGGTGCCACGGGCGCTGTAGGTGACACGGGCCCGACCGGCGCCACTGGCCTGACCGGTGACACTGGCCCGACCGGCCCAACGGGAGCTACGGGCGAAACGGGCCCGACTGGTCCGACGGGCGCCGAAGGTGCCGCCTCTACCGTCACTGGCCCGACCGGCCCGACAGGTCCAACCGGACCCACTGGCCCCCAGCCTGACCTTTCCTCAACCGATCCAGCCGCCCTAGGCACAGCTGCCGCCGGCGTAGGAACGACCGCCGCTCGAGCCGACCACGTACACCCGACTGATGGACTTGTTCTAAATTCCCTGATTAGTGGATCAAAGGGCGCCCTGATTACGTCCACCGGGTCAGCCGTGGACGACCTTCCCGTAGGCACGGACGGGCACATTCTCACGGCTGACAGCG